AGCGGCGACGACGGCAGTTAGAAAACAAAGGTTAGCGTTTGAGCAGTCATTAGAGAGTAAACCGTTTGAAGACAACGAGGGTGTCTACAAAGACACAGGGCTCATCTCGTATAATGAGACTCGCCGCCCCGGCGAAGCTCCGGGCGGCGGCACATTGATCCGTGCTTCTGGGTCACCCTTCAACGAGTACGAATACAACCCAGCAGCTTTGCGCCAGGCAGAGGCGGACACTAAGCGATCTGAACGCGAGTACGAAGAGGGCCTTGCCCGCAAAGAAGCCGAGCGTACTCGTGGAGGCCGACAGGATCCTGCGCCAACTCTCGGTCCCTCAATGACGGAGTAGTCATGGCTGAAAAGAAAAGCAAAGTTAATGAGGCCGGCAACTACACAAAACCCTTGATGCGCAAGCGCCTGTTTGCATCGATTAAAGCAGGCGGCAAAGGCGGCGCTCCCGGCCAGTGGTCTGCCCGTAAAGCCCAGATGCTTGCTAAGAGATACAAGGAGAAAGGCGGAGGGTACAAGTGAAAGAGACACAAAAATCCCTTAAGCGTTGGGGGGACCAAGACTGGACAACAGCCTCAGGTAAGCGGAGTAAAGACACTGGAGAGGTGTACGCACCTAAGAAAACTATCGACGCTCTTCGAGGCAGTGAAAAGCTCGCCAAGGCTAACGCGGTTAAGCGCCGAGCACGCAAAGCGGGCAAGCAGCACGCGAAGCACGGGTTACATAAGGGCAAGAAGAGGTAACCATGGCATCTTTACGCAGCAAAACCCGCACGGCCGCTCGAAACGCCCTTAAGCCCCGCAAGGGCAAGGCGCGAGTCAAGCGTACTGCGTCCGGTAAGAAGGTGTCCTACGGCCAAGCAGGCAAGGCAAAAGGCGGCGGTCCCCGAGTGAAGCCTGGCACGTCTAAGGGTGACTCCTACTGCGCTCGATCTGCAGGCATCAAGAAGGGCCTCTCAGCGGAGAAGCGTAACGACCCCAACACCCCTAACAACCTGTCGCGCAAGCGCTGGAAGTGCAAGGGCGAGAAGAGCATGAAATGAGCAGTCCTTTTGAGGGAGAGGCACTCGAAGCTTTATGCGACCCGGCCATTAGCCTTCGGGCCTACGCTAAGATTATTGACCAGAAGACGGGTCAAGAAAATCTATTCAACCCGTTTGCAATTACAGGCAGGCTCCAGGAGACGGTCGTATCGTACTACTCAGAGCCCCCTCTGACGCCTTTAGGGCAGACCAAGTGGCTTACCCTCCTCGGATACCGTCAGGCGGGTAAGAGCCTTACCTCAGAGCTTTGTGGGTACGTTAAGGCCGCGTACACACCGGGACACGATCACGTCTGCATTGCGGACAATCGCGACCGGGCTGAGTACCTGCACCGGCGCATTCACTTGACGCATAGCCGATGGCCCGAGCCTGTCCGCTCTGCCACTGTCCCAAACCGAGAGGTTCGGCAGTTGACCTTTCAGCACGGGGGCAAGATGCGCGTCCTGTCTGGCGAGTCAGGCGCGGTCGGTATTGGTCAGTCGCCTGACAGCTTTCACGGGTCAGAGCTCCCGTACTGGCGTAATGCGGGTCACCAGTTCTCGATGATCTACCCTTCGATGATTAACCGAGACCACTCCCAGGTGCTATTAGAGTCTACGCCTTCGCCAATGAGCGAGCCTTCCGCGGAGTGGTGGCGAGACCACTGTCGCGACGCCAAGCAAGGGCGGGGCCGTTGGGCCTACGCGTTCTTCCCTTTCTGGGACGGTGTCTTGAACCGAAGGCCCTGGCCGAAAGGTCAGAAGCTAACGCTGGAAGAAATCAAGCTTGTAGAGAAGTACAGCCACCTTGGGCTGGAGAAAGACAACCTACAGTTCCGACGCCTTATGATTGAAACAGATGCGGAGATTCGCCGCAACCCCGACCTCTTTCGGGTGTACTATCCGTTCGACGACATCACCTGTTGGATTGCGTCTATCGGCTCGGTCTTTCACAGCACGCTGTTAAAAAGACACCAAGATTCTTTTCTTGTCCCTTGGAACGGACCCTACATGGAGTACGAAAAGCCAGAGACCGGGGCGGTCTACGCTATTGGGGTCGACCCAGCGGGTTATGCTGCTCGCGATCATGCCGCATTCCAGGTTCTGAAGGTGTACGATGGAGAATGGACCCAAGTCGCAACATACGGAGGCGTCACTGACCCCGTCGTATTTGCAAAGAAAATCAATGAGGTTGGCAAGAAGTACAACAATGCGCTTGTGGCTGTGGAGAGTAACGGGGTTGGTGTTGCTACTCTGGCTCTACTTGAGGAGCTGGGCTACTCAAATCTCTACTACGAGAAGCCCTACAAGCCTGGAATCGCTGCTACCGCCAAGTCTGTAACGATGATGCTTTCGTATCTTCAGGACGCCCTGAAGGACGAGCTCACCCTTCGGGACGAAGACACGGTTGGGCAGCTAGGCTCTTACCGTGAAGACAAGCGCACCGAACGAAGTGCTGTCTCAGAAATGCTACACTCAGGCAAGACAGGCAAACGGCGCGACCGTCACCACTGGGATAAGATCTCGGCGCTTCAGATTGCGTGTCTTGCGGCGAGGATGTGCCCCCGCAGATACCGCAAGGGAACACCTAAAGGGCTGGAGAACGTACTCTTGTTTAAAGACATGAAGTATTCTGAGGTAGAGGCCTACCGCAAAAAAGGTGCAAAGTCAGAGTCCAAAACCAAGTGGCGTAGAAGTCGCTACCCTTCTAGGAGAAAATAATGGCTCAGACAGACGCGCAACGCAAAAGCTCCGCTCCCGTCGCCGATGTAAACAAGTTAGTTAAAGCGCTTTTTAAGCGTAAGCTTAGCGGGGACCTCTCGACTCAGCGCGACATCTTTGATGAAGAGGCTGGTGAAGATATTGCCAACCCTGACCTTGCTGAATACAAAAGGTCTACGCGGGGTTAGCTTTGCCACTTCTTACTTTTTCAGACCTAACAGATGGCACAACCCCCTCGGGCGAGTCTGTCTTCGATAGTCTGTACACGATGTCGACGTCGGCCCTGAACGGAAATCTTGACGCATTGAACCTTTCAAGTGTGAACCGGCGAGTAGTTCGTCACCCGTACCTCCAGAAGGGAGCCACGTCGGGCGGAGGGATGACCGCGGGCACTTGCAGTCTGGACTACTTTACCCACAAGCTAGAAGAGAGCTCTGACGGAAGCACCGACTACGCAACTCAGGGCGTGTATGCAGGTGTTGCGTCGCCTCAAAGTGCTGACGATGGCGAGTTCATCGCCATACCCGGGGCATCGATCCAGTTCTACCTTCCGTACAAAGCCTACGTTCTTCTTACCTGGCAGGTTACTTGGGTCGGCGACGGTGGCCAGGAGGGCAGTCCGTGCTCAGATGTCCGCCTATTCGTAGACGGGGCCAGCCTCGGGACAGACCACTGCAATGTCCGAAGAGTGCTTCGCACACAGTTTCCTGTGGAAAGCAGTAGCGGGACCGCTCAACGGGACAAAAACTACCTGAGAGACCGCTACAAAAGCCGCTACTGGTCGGGCCATCAATGGCTGCCGCTTACCAAGTCAAGCGAAGGCACGTCGACCCCCCTTAAAAAAGGATTTCACTCCGCTTCTTTGAGAGTGTTACAGACTCCTGAAGTACACCAAACACGCATCCGCGCTCGCTCGATGAAGTTTATCTTCTTCAAAGCACAAGACGATTGAGGTAGACATGGCTGACTTCTTCAAAACTTTACAGAACTTGGGTAACGTCAACAGTGCAATGACGGGCTCGCCATCAACACAAACTCCAGCAGAGCCCCAAGACCGGAAGACCCGCCTCGGGGCCAGGGCGGACCAGTTGGACAAGCGAGGCAAGTCAGCGAAAGCAGAAGATTTGCGCCTTAAGGCCGAATACGGCACCGACAATCGGGCGGATGTCATTGCAGCCATGACGGCCAAAGACCTGCGCGAGTTTCAAGACGATCCTTTTAAGGCTGCCGGGGTAGACGCGCGCGCTCAAGCCGGCACCGCCAGAGCACTCCAGGGTGTGAGGCAGCAAGCCGCCAATCAGCTCAACCAGCAGCTTGGACTCGGAGCGCTCCGCGGCAGCCAAGGCACTGCAGACGCAGCCGTCCAGGCAGCCACAGCGTTCGAAGAGGGCACCGTAAAAGACCGGGGCGACATTGCGCAAATGGCCCGTGATCGTGTCCGCGAAGAAGGCCAACGCAGGTTTGACGCCTTTGTAGGGTCAGGCCAGGGCGCGGAAAAACAGGGCATGGACCCGAAGCTCCAGAAAGCTTTGGCCGCTAACGCCTCTGACCTTTTGAAAGACATTGACTTTGACCCGAAACCTAAGGTGTAGCTAATGGCTGAAGAGCGCAAAGTCTCAGACTTGTCCGACGAAGAAAAAAACGCTTTGATCGGCGAGGTGGCTGGGGACATTGACGGCCGTAAAAGGGCCGCAAAAGGCAAGCTTGCCGCAGACTACCTGCTTAAGAACGTGCTTGCTCGGACCCTCGACTACTACGTTGGGCGTGACCCCGGCCTTACGGTAAAGCAGCAGCGACTTGCGAACGAGGCTGCTCGTCGCGAAGGCTACGAAGAGGACCTAGAGCAAGACACCTTCCAAAACCGAACCGCTTATTCAGATCGACTCCAGACATACATGGACAACCTCGCGGGGCAAGCAAGCGGGTCTCTAACTGCTGAAAATCAAGCCAAGCTAGAGCAGGCCAAGC